TTGTTGAAAATAGCGTCCGTTTCTTGGTAATAAATATGTTGTAATTTCTTGCCAATGTGACCACCATGTAGCCCTTTCAGACCTAAGATGACCCCACCTAGTTATTAATTTTTCTTTTTTTGTTTTCATTAATTAGTTTCCTAATAAACTATTTCCACCTAAATTTAATGCTGAAGGATCTACACCTACTTGACCTGTTAATAAACTACCTCCACTAGCATCTCCTCTACCTCCTCCTTTTTTACTTTTACCTTGAGCTACCGCTTGTGCTACTGGGTTAACCATATTATCACCACCAGTTAATACTGTTGCAGCAGGGCCTTGGTTTGCTGCTTCTTCACTTCTACTTACAATAGCCTGTACTTCTGGTTGTTTTTGTACTGCTCTGTTGTATTCAATGTCAGCACGTTGTGCTTCTGCTTCTGCTTGTTGTCTAGCTTGTTCATTAGCTTTTCTTTGTTCTGCTAATGCTCTTTCTTGCTGTTTTCTTTGTTCTCTTGCACGATTGTTTGCTTCAATTGTTGCATAAGTTGTGGCTGCTGCTGTAGTTACTAGTGCTGTTACTACCATTGGTTAAATCTCCTTAGAATACATGATTTCTTGTACACCATATTTTAGTTTTGGTAGCAACTTTTCTAAAGCGGTGTTTTCTTTAGCGTGCCATAACATAAGTTTACAACCCTCAGATTTTGCATGATTTTCTGTGACTTTTATTAGACGTAAACCTAATCGTCCACCCCGAAATTCTTTTTTGACAAACAAAATGTCATTCTGAGCGATTCTTAAATCTGCATAATGCAAGTGATAAATCATTATGTTCATAGAATAACCAATACATACATCGCCCTGCATTGCTACATAGATAAATAACCAACCTGTTGCATCAAGTGCTTCATACAGCTTGTAATTTGGCTTTAATTTCATTACTTGTTTGTTACGAGCAATCTCTTCGTAATGCTCTTCAAATAATGAATCTCCTAAAACCTTAAATTCATCTAAGGTGCAGAGTCTAATTTCTGTTTTAGGTACTCTACTTTCGTTTACAGTAGCTTTACTATCATTAGTTACGGTCACACTAGTCATAAAAAATCTTTTGGTACACAATCAAATATTATATGTACTCTGTCTGTCGTGCCAACATTGTCCGCAGTATGTATTTTCTTATGGTTAAACCACCAAACCTCGCCTACCTCAAACTTTTGCTTTTGATCTCCGCAAGTTTGGTTACACCATTGGTTAGTTTTTAGTACAAGATGAAATCTTTGGTAGTGGTCTGCATACGTTCCTTGGTCGTTATGTTTGGTTACATGGCCACTAGGTTTTAAATTGACAATAAGTACCCTACCCATATCTTCTACCTGTAGTTTTTTTAGTATTGGTCGCATCAATGGCACTAATGCAGGTTCTAAATACTCCATGCATGGGTAATCGTATGATCCTGTATCCCATAAAACGTAGTATTGGCTCATTTTTAATGGCCCTCTAACGTATATCGACTCGGTATCTTTATGTGGTGACCCAGTAAATTGTTGCCTTACCTGTATTTCCTTCCATAACTCAGGTTTGGCATCTAGTAATTTAAGCAATGGCTTTACATCTAAACCATCTGCTATACGAACAAAGTTAGATTCTTGTGTATGGGTCATAATCCGCTTTCTGTGAAGCTTCTTTACGTCTTTTGATGTATATGTCCTCTGCTACTTTCTTGGCTACTGGGAGGGCAAAGGTTAGTGCTAGTGCATCAGCTAAATCTGGTGACCCTGCACCCTGCAATCTCTTTTTTATTTGATCCTTGCCTTCCAATACACGCCTACCCACATTGTCATACCAATAAATTGGTGTTGCTAACTCTTGTTTAAGGGCTACATCGTTTGGTATTGCACCACCTTCTTCTATCCATTGTTTCATTAACCACCACATCTCTGTTCTACGGTTGATGTATTGCTCTGGTTTCATTGCCTTGCCACCAAACGGTATCTCGATTACGTCATATGACAACTGCCTTAGTCTGTCGATTACACCACTACCAGCACCTGCATCACAGAACACTGCATCTGGTTTATGTTGCTCTATCAGATTGGCTACTCTGGACGCTAGTTCCATGTTGTCTATACCTCGATATACAACAGGCTTAAATGCTTGCTTGCCCTGCCGTCTAAACACTACAGATCTGTCATCACCAAACCTTGCTGGGTCGATACCAATGATTATTGGAAACAATTTGACATGGTCTGGTTGGTATATGCGCTTGGCTGCATCTTCGGTATCTGCCAATGCAATTAACTGGTCATCACCTTGTGCTGAAAAGTCACATAAATATTCTCTGGCAAACGATGTCTCACTCATGTCTCGTTTAAGACGAGTTACCTCATCAGGATGCAAGCTATCTGTGTCAAATACTGTGTATCTGGCAGACGTCCATCCTTCTTCGTTTACAGCCTTGTAGTACAACTCAGAGAACAAGTTAATACCTTGTGGTGTACCAATAAACAATGACCAGCCTAGACGATCTGATAGGGCTGGCTGGACTATGTCTGACCATAGCTCGTTCTTTATCTGAGCTACCTCATCTATCACACAGCCATCAAGTCGCATTCCTCGTAAAGCATCAGGATTATCACCTCCAAACAATCTAATGATCGCTCCATTATGTTTAAACCTGACCGACAGTTCACCCTCGTTTATGTCGATCACAGAGGTTCTACGCAATGGTTCTATCTTCTGCTTTAATCTTGCCCATGCAATTGCTTTTGCCTGTCTCAGGAACGGTGCAATATAAACAAACATGGCTAGTTCTTTGTCTGTCTTCATGGCCTTGTCTATTAGCTCCATGATCGCTAGTTCTGTCTTACCTGATCGCCTGTGCAATGCGTAAACGCTAAATCTTTGTTTCTTTATATGGCATTCTCTCTGCCAAGTCCGAGGTGTGTAATCAAGTGTTATCAACGTTTGCTCTACACCTGTGGAACGCCTGTTGAAATGGTCAGGTTAATATCTCCTTTTGCTTCTACCCCTACACGATCTCCATAACGCTGCGGAAACCACTTGGATAATAGTTTCAATGCAACATCACTTTTGGCCTTCTGGAGAGCCACCCACGCAGGGTCTATGCGAGGATTATCTCCTTCTATCATCTCAGGCTGTTCATTCATTATCTCCATAATAGAATCCGCAATCATATCTGATCCAACCTCACGCGCACGCACGAAGCGTTCAGTAAATTCCTTATCTTTATTCAACCAATTGTAAATAGTAGTAAAAGCAGGTTTACCTTTTTGTCTGCAATAAGCACGCAAAGTATTACCAGAAGAAATCCAGAACAAAACCTCTTCCATGATTACAGGATCAGGTTTAGCTAATGGCCTACCTAACTTGGATTGTTTTGTAGCGAGTTGCATAAGAAACACGTTTTTCGTAACGGCAAATTTGAGCTATATAACCACGAGAGATACCAAACATTATGGATAAGCAACCATAGCCAATACCATAATCTTCATGCAGTTCTCGTAGTGCATCAACTATCACCTGAGTTATCTGAGGATTATGATTTGGATGATCCTCTGCTACTCGATGACCAGAATCTGTAACACCAACAACAATAGTTTTTGGATTTACTGTTGCTAGTGTCATAAAAAATAAATAAAATTAAACATAATATAGAGAAATGTAGAGTAAATCGCAATATCTAGAATTAATTTGTTGACACCTGTTGGATTATATGCAACACTATGGGAGTACATTACTAATTTCTATTAACAATGCAAAGAATTAACAACAACATCGACCAGTACATTAACTGGAATGATCCAGACTCAATAGAAAACTATTGTCCAGAAGATCAATTTGAGTATGTACCTGATGATCCAACATTTAAAGATCATGTAGTTTATTTCCTACAAGATTATTTAATTGATCCAATCAGAATGTTCTGCATAAAACATTTCAACATTTTTAAATACAAAAAACCATACGGTGCTGATTGGTTAGATGAGGGTTAACAACCCTCTTTTTTTTTGCCTAATTACTTGATAAAACGTTGCATTTATGGCAATATATAGATATGGAATCAACTATTAAAACACCAGTACAATTAGCCATTGCTGAGTTCGGTGGGGTGCGTGCGTTGGCACGAGCCATTCATCGTGACCCAGCATCAGTATCTAAATGGCAAAAAGGAGATGGCACTATACCAACATCTATTCAACGTAAGCTGCTTGAGACAGCATGGGATAGAGGTATAGAACTATCAGCACATGAATTAATTTTTGGAAGAGAATGAATCAAAAAAAATTAGAAAAATTACAAAAGTTGTATGCATTGGCATCTAACAATCCAAATCAAAACGAAGCGATTGTAGCTGCACATAAATTTGTTAATGCAATAAAAAAAGATGGATTGCATATGACATTGTCAGAGCAACCACAGCCAACGCAGCAACAGATAGAACAAGCATTACAGGCAAACTATCAAAAAGGATTTACAGAGGGCAGACAGCATTCTTATAACCAAGGTTATCAGGACGGATACTATAAAGGTTTAAATGAAAACCAACAGCCAGAGTTAAGTCAAGAAACAGAAAGGGAAATAGCATCATCTACTCCTACTAATAGTTTTATTTATTATTCAAACGGCACTACTAGTTCAACAATAAAAATAGGAACATGAACTGTTACTGGTGCGATACTGACCTAATACCTAGTGGAGACATAGACATAGATGAGTCAATGCCACAGTATCCAAAATTTTCAGTATTAACTAATTTATCTTGCTTTAGATGCGGATCTCAGGTGGAAGTTTTAAAAAAAAGAGATGCCTTCGATTAACGAGTTTCTTGACAACTGTTGCATTATGTGCAATACTTATTAGTGAAGGTGTTATACCTTCAATTGTTGTTTACTAATTTCTATT